ACATGTCCAGCTTGGAATAGTATTTGGGCATGGGGAGATCCTAGTCATACTAGAATATTACAGAATGTACATTTAAATTTTTTAAATCAACAAGAGTACACTAATCAAATTGGTATAACTCCAATGTCTGATTTTAGAAACATTTATAAAGCAGACTTTGATAAAATCTTTGATCATACAAACGAAGATTCTTTCAAATTTGTTATACAGGCAATTAAGCCCTCCAGGATTTCAATATAATTCTATGATTTATATATTTGGCGATAGTTTTTCAGTAAGTAAAAATCCTGACAGTTGGACAAACTTGCTGGGCGGAGACGTCACACAGTGTTCTTCTAACGGTAGTTCAGAGTATAGAATTTGGAAAACATATAATGAACACAAAAACAAAATAACTGATAATGACAGTTGTATATTTGTTCATACTAGTCCTTATAGAATATTTCTTAAAGATGATGTGCCGCTTTCGAGTCGAGCAATATCCACGCACACACATTGTGATATATTGTTTAATGATGTGTACAGTAAAAAAGAAAAAGATTTCATTAATATTCTAACAACAATATGGGACGATGACTTTTTTGAAGATACATATCGTTTGTATATTGATGACTTGCTTACTGTACCAAACAGTATTCATATTACATTTTTTCCTATCGACTTAGTAGAAAGTCTACATACCATTTGGCAAACAAACAAAGGTACTACTAATCACATGTCAGCCGAAGGTAACAGACAAACTTCTAAAAGAATTTTGCAATTACTGGCAAAAAGTCGTTGACATTCAAGCAGTTATACATTATAATAGATACATAAGTTGTTAAACACATGCACATGAATGCGTAGGCCACGCAGATGTAGCGGATTACAGCCTTGTTTTGATGCAAGGTGGGCAGGTTCAATTCCTGTAAGTGTGCAGTTGTTTAATTATTTCAAAATAAATTAAATTTGTTGTTGACAAAGACGTAAGTTGATGCTACAATAGATACTTACTAAGCAATTAGTAAAAACGTTCTTTAAAAATTAGATACAATGTTTTTAACATTGTTCAACATATTACTCGCAGGAGGACAATGCCTCTGTAGCTACTGGTAACCTAGCGTGAAACTAGGGTAGTGCGTTTTCACAAGTGTGTTGAACAATGTTAAAAATTCAAGGGCAGTTTAATGTCCTGTAAACTAGCTTGCTAGTTTACGAAGAATAAGCAAGGTGACTTGCCCAAAGATGGAATGCCTACATACCATCGCCTCCCCCAAGGTTCGTTTAAACAAGCCTGCTCACTCCCGCGAGGGAGCCTTCATTCAGCGACGGGTGGAGGTAACAGTGACGCTGGAAGTTGTGGAAAGAACATTTGCTTAAACGCCCGCAAGGGGAACGTTAGTAGATGGAAAGTAACGAGTGGTGTCGACTTCACAGCAAAACCAGTCCAGTTAATTGGTATGAGAAAGGGTAGTGTATTTGTCCAAAGTGTTGCAACTAAGGGCTTGTATGCAATGTTAGTGGTTAGTGGGGCTGTCGGGAAACTGGCGGGGCAACACAGATCGCGAAACATCACTGAGTAGTCCGCAAGACAAAAGGTACATGGTGAGTTGTATTATGTATTCCAAAAGAGTATGTAGCAACAGTGGCAGCTCATCGTAGTAGGTTGATATAGTTCATTGGTAGAACGTCTGTCTCTTAAACAGAATGCGGCGGGTTCAATTCCCGCTATCATTACAAAAATGCAAAGACTGCCACGGTTATTTGTGAAAAGCATCTAAAACTTAGGACGCAAGTTAACTAAGTCTAGTCAAGCTCGCAAGGTAAGATTAGTTTGTGGAGGGGGGTTCGTAAGGTGTTAGCGCACTTGAATGGCTCGCAAGGTCAACGGAATGGAATCCGCAGAATAGCAAATAATGACAAGCCTACTGCCTGGCTTTAAAAACGGCGATGCTGTAAGCAGACTGGGATACCTAGCAATAGGGCTCAGTGGATGTCGAGAGAAAGTGACCTCGCAAGGGTTGCAATAATGCTCGAGGTGCTTATAGGTAGCATGTAATCTCAGTGCACCACTATTCTAAAGCACATTTAGCCTAGACATAGTACTGGGCGGTAAGGACAGTACACCACCGTCGTGAAAAGTACTAAGTGTGTTTCAGAATAGAAAAGTTTCAAGTTAGGAAGGTGGGCTTAAAAGCAGCCATCCTTTAAAGAGTAGGGCATGTGTATAGCACATGAAGTAGAAAGGTACCCCGTAACTGGTAAGGCCCATCTCCCTTTTAGCGTTGTAGCACACCTAACAATTTATTTGCGGTTAGTTTGCTAAATAAGTGTAGGAGGACTAACCTATGCCAATAGCAACCTGTTTATGTTGTAGTAAAGAGTTTAGATGGATGCCATCGCAATCACTAGGCAAATACTGCGGCAACGAATGTCAAATAACACACAGGCTTAATGAAGCAATAGCTTCAGGTGTTTACACTAAGTCTAATGCGAAGTCTTACTTTAAACGTAATAACGAATATAAATGTTCTTGTTGCGGTATAAGTGCGTGGAATGGTAAAGAGTTACGTTTGCAAATTGATCACATTGACGGTGACAATACAAATGACGTAATTGAGAATTATAGATACCTTTGTCCTAACTGTCATACACAAACGGAAACGTGGGGTGTTAAAAATGTTAGTGAGGAAGGTAGGAAAAGATTAAGTGATGGTGGCCGTAAAGGTCGCCAAATTCAGAAACAAATGGTTCGTTAGTCGAGTTTGGTCAAGACGCCTGCCTGTCACGTAGGAGACCACGGGTTCAAATCCCGTACGGACCGCCAAGTATTTGCGATTTAGGTTTACCTACGTCGCGCCAAGTTTATGCTTACTGAAGTTTAACTACACTGGATCACGCGAGTTAGGTACTAAGTCGACTAACTACCGAAAGCGCCAGGAAGATACGGAGTTAAACAGTCGGGTTCGATTCCCGCAGTGAGCACCTTTTTTGTTTGCGTGTGTACAGTTAATTCATATGTGAGTAGTGAGTCGCCCAAGACACTTATTACTGTACCTGGTACCTGTAGCAGGCTTGGCTTCATGCCGAGCTCCGTGCTTAACTTGGACATTAAGTAACGGCAGACAAATTCATTTTTATGACGCTATCGTCTATCGGTTAGGACACTAGGTTTTCATCCTGGCAAGCGGGGTTCGATTCCCCGTAGCGTCTCCATATTAAAGCTCATTAGAACTTCTGTGGGCATCCGCTTCCTCACATAGTGCAGGAGGCGTAACGGTTCGATTCCGCTAATGTGTTTTAATATGGAGTAGAAGCATCAATGGTGATGCAGTGGACTGTAAATCCGCCGCCTTCGGGCACGCCTGGTTCGATCCCAGGATACTCCACCAATATATTTGACTTTGTTAAATATGACAGCTATAATAAAGCATGTTAGAAATAACAAACGTTCATTAAAAATTTAAGTTACAACTATTGCGCAAGTGGTGGAATGGTATACACGCTGGTCTTAGAAGCCAGTGCCGAAAGGATTGAGAGTTCGAGTCTCTCCTTGCGCACCATTAGTTGTATTGTTTTGGAAAAATCCCTGTATGGGATAATGCACTTTCACTTACGTCACTGTCGGCCGGCACACGTAACGAGTTGGATACTGACGAGATATGATTGATCATCATGTATAGTAAGCAGTAAACATTAAAAGCAAACGATTGGGGTTGGGCCCATTCCATAACAAGACAATACAACTAATGGAAGGTTGGCCGAGTGGTTAAGGCAGCAGTTTGCTAAACTGTCGTTTCGAAAGAGGCGCATAGGTTCGAATCCTATACTTTCCGCCATTTTTTTAGATTTGCCCATATAGCTCAGCTGGTAGAGCAACTGACTTGTAATCAGTAGGTCCCGTGTTCGATTCATGGTGTGGGCACCAAGTTTTGTTAGAGTGTCAGCAAGAGAAAGTCACGCTATCTAGGTTTCTTCGAAGGACCGAAATAGTAGAAGGTAATGGGTTCAACTCCCAGCTACTCGGAAGGGTGGCGTCTGTAACGGAGACTACACTGGACAAGTATTCCAAGTGACGTACCGAGTCCCGCTCGAGCTTGTTACACGGGTGAATGGTTGCTATAACGATGGGGCAACATCTTTAACAAATTAAATTTCGGAATGTAGCGCAGTCTGGTAGCGCACCTCGTTTGGGACGAGGGGGTCCAAGGTTCGAATCCTTGTATTCCGACCAAGAACGTTCAGTTTAATCAACTGATACTGTGACCCGCAGGATGAGAAGTGCAATGATATGCACGGGTGGTAGTCTTTAAACCGAAAGGCCGCTAGCAGTGCGACAACGGGTCCTGCCGAGGAGCGGGTGGAGGGTATGTGTGATGGACTTAGTCCTGATGTACTAAATTACCGCCGGGGACTGTCAGAGCAACTAATTTAGAACTCTCCCTTACATACGGAGTATAATGTGATAAGTTGTATGTAACAAATTTGGGGGTGTAGCTCATTTGGGAGAGCGCCTGCTTTGCAAGCAGGATGTAGCAAGTTCGATCCTTGTCACCTCCACCAAGTATGCGGGGTTAGTTTAATGGTAAAACAGCAGATTTCCAATCTTCGGTCGAGAGTTCGATTCTCTCACTCCGCTCCAAAAACCCGGGTTACACTTTGTACTGTTAATTAAAGTGCGTGATTGCTGATACGATAAAGGCACGGTGCATTGGATCTACCGCAAGGTTCTCTTTAGGAACGACTTGAGAAATCACAAAGGCAGGGATCGCTAACCCGTCTAAATGGAAAAATTACGTGGACAGAGTAACCGCTCAGTCTAGGGCTCATGTGGTGTGAGTAGCTAGACACTTTTTTAAAATGTATTGACCACAAGTGGAAATCAAAGCCATGTACATAGTACTGTCGCAATATATTTTAAAAAGATTATTCCGCCTTAGCTCAGTTGGTAGAGTAGATGACTGTTAATCATTTGGTCCCTGGTTCGAGCCCAGGAGGTGGAGCCATTTTTATATAGGAAAAATTATGCAAGTTAAAGCACGACATATCTTAGTAGCAACATTAAACGAAGCAACAGAATTAAAGAACAAAATTTCTGCTGGCGAATCTTTTGCACAGTTGGCACAAGCACACAGTACATGTGGAAGTTCACATCGAGGTGGTGACTTAGGACAATTTGGCCCAGGTCAAATGGTAAAGCCTTTTGAAGATGCAACATTTGCTTTGAAAGTTTTAGAAATTAGTGAGCCAGTCCAAACACAGTTTGGCTATCACTTGATTCAACGTACTGGTTAATAATTATCGCGGGATAGTGAAGCGGTAAAACAGTAGTCTCATAAGCTACAGTCCCAGGTTCGATTCCTGGTCCCGCAACCATTTTAGAGAGAGAAAATGTTAGAGTGCTTAATTATTGGTGACAGTATTGCTGTTGGTACGAAAATGTTTCGTCCAGAATGTGCAAATTATGCACAAGGTGGTATTACTAGTCATGGTTGGAATAAGAAGTTTGGTAATAATGATTTAACTGCTAAGTCCGTTATTATTAGTTTAAGTACTAATGATTGGGAAAAAGCAGATACGTATGCGACCTTAATGAACATACGTACTAAGATCAAAGGTGACACAAAAGTGTTTTGGATTCTGCCAAATGAAGAATCAAAACCAAAAGCAGTGGCCAATGTACGTAAGGTAGCAGATCATTTTAATGATACAGTAATTCCTACTACACGTTGGCAACCTGATAAGATTCATCCTAGTTGGGCTGGATATAAAAGTATTGCAGAACGTACAAAGTGATGCTATAATAAACAGTATAACGGGTCCTTAGCTCAGTTGGTAGAGCGTCTGCCTTACACGCAGAATGTCGTCAGTTCGAACCTGGCAGGACCCACCATTAATAGGAAAACAATTTATGAACATGGATCAAGCGGCAGTATTTTTAGCAGGCAGTATTTTAACTATGCTAGGATTTATTGTGGTATTTGCAGGCATTATTCTAATCAATAATCTATTGAGCACGTATTGGAAGCCTGTTAAGATGTTTAGATACGACACTCCTCCAGATAGATTCCTCTCAGACGAAGAGATGGCTATTCTACATGAGATTGATAAAAAGAAAACTAAACATGAATAAAGACATGTACCCTCTTCCAGCACGTAGCATTGGCTATGATGAAATGATGCAGTACACAGATGTGTTGATGGAAAAAGTGGCTGCTTGGAAGCCTGATGAGATTATTGGCATTGCACGTAGTGGCATGCCGTTTGCTACTTTCATTGCACAAAAACTAAATTTAGATTTGGGTTATTATAATCCTAAGTATGAGATTTTTGTTCCAGCAAAACAAGAAAGTAAACGCATTATATTCATTGACGAGAACTTTGTCAGTGGCGGCACACAAGCACAAGTTCATGCTTACATGGAAAAGCATAAACTAGATTACGAATACCAATTGGGTTGCGTAATGTTAGACTTGTTCTGTCCAGATAAGAACTGTTTGCATGGTAAAATTTTAGACTTTTGGGCAGACGACATGGCCTGTTTCTTTAAGCCAATTAACATTGAAGAACGTGGAGTTAGATTCCGTGATTAAGATTGCATATGACCTAGACGGTGTTTTAGTCCCAGACTGTGATCATATTCCCAGCATCAAAAGTATTGACGAGTTCTACGCTCTAACAGAGTATATGAAACCCATCTTCAATCCAGAAGGCGAGTATGCTATTATTACTGCTCGCCATGCACAACATCGCAGTAGCACATGGACTTGGTGCAACAAATACTTGTTCCCATTGCCTGCACGTTTACATCATGAATGTACTGATGAAACTCCAGGTAGTTACAAAGCAGGCATTTTAAATGCCAATCCAGACATTCAAACTTATGTAGAGTCAGACGAGGGCATCGTTAACTATCTGCGTCATAATGTAACTACTGGGTGCGAGATCATTCACTTTGATGAATATCTAGCACAACATTTTATTAGATGACAATAACACAGATTTTAATTGCCTCTTTAGTATGGATGATACTGACTAGTATTGCATATACGCACAGCAACTGGAGTGAAATCCGTAAATGCTATGCTATGTGGTTTACTAAGGAATATTGGACTGATTACAATAAAGTAGAATTTGCTAGTTGGCTAGCTAAAGCAATCATTATTGTTCCAGGATTGATATTCGGTTTACAAGTTTGGTGGTTGTATTTTTTAACATTGGCCACCAGTTTGACCTTAATCTGGGCTAGTAACAAAAAACTACTTCCTACTCTAGTTGGATTTAACACACTATGGGTTTGGATAAGTTGTATGGTATTGGCACAACATTTGGTTAAATAAAAACATGCGGGATTAGCTCAGCTGGTAGAGCGCCACGTTGCCAACGTGATTGTCGTCGGTTCAAATCCGATATCCCGCTCCAAACATGGCCTCCGGAATTGTTCACATAGTGTACACCGGAGGTTTTTCTTTTTGTGCGTATTATACGCAATTTGTATAAGTAGTAATATGCTAACATTAATTCATGATGTCACTAATCCATTATTGGAATATATCAAGGACGATCCAGTTCGTCCTGAGATTCCTGCGGAGTTTCGTGTTGGCAAGAACAAATTTGTAAGCAGTCTTATTCAAAAAGAAAAACCCACAGCTATTGTGTGTGTTAGCTTACATGACTTTGTGCCTAGTTCAGTGTCGGACTTGTCACAAGATTCCGCAGTGCCTACTACTGCAATTTTTTACACTATTTGGAGTTATGCTCCAGGCGCAGGTGTAGAATTGTTACGTAGAACGGTAGCACAGATTAGAGTGCAATTTCCCACTATTACTCGTTTCGTTACACTAAGTCCTAAGACAGAAATGGCTCGTCGTTTCCATACAAAAAATGGCGCAGTGACTTTCCGTGAAAACGCAGACACAGTAAATTACGAATATATCATTAGCTAATTTCACTAGTAAAGTTTAATGTTTTTCACTATGTGAAATGCGGTGAATCTCCAGTATAATGTTTATAAGTACTAAAGCAAGACAGTACTTAACTTTAACTTAAAGGAGAACTACTATGTGGACAACACCATCAGCAACTGATATGCGTTTTGGTTTCGAAATCACAATGTACGTGATGAACCGTTAATCGTCGTAATAACGATATAATAAACCGTTGTATAACAGCAACGGTTTTCTTTTGGGTTGACAGAATACCAGTTATCAAGTATAATATGGTATATTATGAATAAAAATTTAAGGAATAGATGTACGAAGTAATATGGAATGAAGAAGTAAAAGAATTGGACAGCTTAGATGAGGCTATGAAGTTTAGTAAAACACTAAACTGTTATGTAGTGATCAAAGGCAACGGAATGGAAATTGTTGGCATCTTTGGTGCTGATAGTATTGAAGACGGAAAGTGTCCAGATGGTGTACCATACACATGGATGAAGAGACGTAACTCTTAATTGGAATTGATATGAACGAGAACGCTAAACTGTTAGCAGGTCGAGCACTAGATAAGGCAGTGTCCTATACTTGGACTAAGCTAGACTATGAGCAGATACAAGAGCTATTGGCTTGCCATGCAGAGTTAATTGTGCAAGAGTGTGTGAGCGTGGTAGAAGGCCTGAGCCCAGGTTACGAAGACTATCGCAATCAAATTGAAGATGCGTTCCGCAGAGATTGTGTAGCAGAGTTGAAACAACATTTCGGAGTTGAAGAATGATTACAGGACAAATTTGGTTTACTAGTGCAAAGTGTGTGGGAATTGTACAGATTGTGCAAGAACACGAAAAGCAAACATATCGCCAAACTGGTAATGCTGATTTCAAATACTACATTGGTGTAGGTTGGGGCGAGGATGAAAAGACTGATGCTACTTACATTGCCGAGCATGGCGCACCATTTGACAAGAAGTCAGGCGATGTTTTGTTCAACGTAATTCCAGGAACACCAGTATGAACACAGTTTGGGTTTTAGTCGCAATAGTTTATAATGGTCACTTTGGCAATGCTATTGTGCCCACTATGGAATTTACTAATCGAGAAAAATGTGAAGCCGCTATTGTGGCGTTTGAACAAGACGCACAAGGCAAAAAAGGTGATGCTCGTATGCGTTGCGTAAGGATTGAAAAATGAAACAAGTAGTATATAGAGAGTCAATTCTCTCTAAAGGTTCTCAAGCATTAGAGCTTTGGGAAGACTGGCAAAAGGCTAAAACAGATCGTAATAAGTTTCAAAAGAAACTTGACGACCACATGAAGCAAGTTGAAGTCAATGCTAAAGAATTGCTAACACGTTATGACAAGTAAAGAGAAAGTTGAAATAGAACATAAGGATAGGTTAGGTCGTGTACTGAAAGTAGGCGATTGTGTAGCGTATCCAGCAGGCAACACTTTAGTAATTGGAGTTATCAAGAAACTCAACCCCATAATGGTTGGAGTAAGCGCACTGGGCAAGGCTAGGACTTGGGGCAGTGCTAAAAATAAGTATCCAATGGACTGTGTTCGATTGGATGGACCTGAGGTAACAATGTACCTCTTGAAAGGAAATTAAATGAGTTATTATGACAAATATTGTAATGTTGATGTGTTAAAGGGCAAGACCTTGTCCAGCATCGACGAGAGCGGTGATGAGATTGTTTTTAAGACTACAGACGGTGAAACATATCGTATGTACCACGAACAAGACTGTTGCGAAAGTGTACGGATTGAAGACATTGCAGGCGACTTACAAGACCTAGTAGGTTCAGAGATTTTACTTGCTGAAGAAGTTGAAGGTGAAAGCCCAGCAGACTTCGAAGCATACGAGTCTTACACATGGACTTTCTACAAGTTTGCAACTCGTAAGGGTTATGTGGACATTCGTTGGTTAGGACAGTCAAATGGATACTACTCAGAAGGTGTATCTTTTGCAAAAGATTAGGAGACGATAATGCCTTGGATTGAAAATGTAGCCGCAAGTGATATCCCAATTGGATTTCATCACGATGCTGGCCCAAACAGTATGTTGATTAGTATTACGGATCCAGCAAGCTGGCGCCCTGAATCCAAGCATCAGTTCAAAGAGCGTCACAACTTTGAATTTTTGGATGTGGAAGAAAAGGACGAAGTGCTGGAGGAAGAAATGAAGTGTAGTCATGAGCAGGCCGCAGAGCTCGTTCGATTACTACAACACGCATTGGACAATCGAATGAATGTTGTTGTTCATTGCTTTGCTGGTATTTGTCGTTCGGGTGCGGTTTGTGAGCTTGGAGTCATGATGGGCTTTAACGATACTGAAAGATTTCGCAGTCCTAACTTACTTGTCAAGCACCGAATGATGAAAGCCCTTGGTTGGACTTACGATGAAAACGAAAAGCCAAACATTGATGATTGGCGAACTTTTAGGAATGATTTATGAAAAACATTTTCCTAGTAAGCGATACACACTTTAGCCATTTTGGCGTGTGTAAGTTTACTCGCAGTGATGGAGTAACTCCTCTGCGTCCATGGGACACTCCAGAAGAGATGGACGAAGCCATGGTGGAAAAATGGAACTCTGTAGTTAAACCTACCGATAAAGTTTACCATCTTGGTGACGTTGTTATGAAAGAAAAGCATTTGGAAATTATGCATCGACTAAACGGTGACAAAGTGCTTATACGTGGGAATCACGATATCTTTGATATGAAGCACTATGCTAAACACTTCAGGGATATTCGTGGTTGTCATGTTTTGGATGGAGTTATTATGAGTCATATCCCACTTCATCCAGATAGTATGGGCCGTTTTGGTTGTAATATACATGGTCACACTCATGCAAATAGTGTAATGTTAAACGGTGAGATTGACCCTAGATATTTCTGTGTTTGCGTTGAACAAACAGATTTTGCACCAATATCTTTCGATTTGGTAAAAGAACTTATTGTTAAACAGGGCGGAACTGTTGGTTTTGTCGATAAAGTATACGGACCGACTTGACATTCTAATAAATAGGCAGTATAATACTTACATATGGTCGTGAGCAAATAGGAAAAGCTCCAAGCTCGCTGTGAAGCGATGCTATGGGTCGGGCAACGTCTTAGACAACGCCCTTGGAGGTTCAACCCCTCCCGACCATACCAGTTTCAACACACACAGAAAGAGGGTATTATGAAGAAGTTGTTTATGCTGTTAACTTTGGTTATTGCCGCATCAAATTCCTTTGCAAATTCTGATCCATATATCACTGCAACCGAAACATTTGATGCAGGCAAAAAGATAACTGCAACTTCCACTATTACTTGGATTACTGTGGACGATGTTCCAAAGGCTTGTAAGAAGAAAAGTGAAGAACTTGGACTTGATCCAAAGGGATTTAAGAATCCAAGAGCTTGTTCTTTTTATACTAGTAGTACCTGTACTATCATTACTAAGAAAAATCCTATTATTGGCTCACTTGAGCACGAAGTTCGGCACTGTTTTCAAGGGAATTGGCATTAACACTCTTGCTCAATTTTCTTTAATAAATACTGCTTTAAAGAGACACCATGAGCAAACCGTTTGATCCCACCGTATCGGCCGAAGATAGAGTAGAAGCAAGACTACTCCAATCCCACATCCACTTCTTAACAGGGGATATCGAGGAAGAAAATATCCGTAAAGCTATACAATGGATTGTTTATGAAAATCTCAGCAATGAATCAAAAACACTGACTCTTTACGTGAACAGCCAAGGTGGGGATTTGTACAGCGCATTTGCATTAATTGATATCATGCGTGTTAGCAAACACACTATTCGAACTATTGGTTTGGGCAGTGTAATGAGTGCGGCATTTTTGATATTTGTGTCAGGATCTCATGGTCACAGAATAATTGCACCAAACACTGGCATCATGTGCCATCAATACAGTGATAGTACCGAAGGTAAACATCACGATCTCAAGGCAACAATGGTTGAAGGCGAACACTGCAACAACCGTATGCTTGCCGTACTAGAAGCATCATGCGATTTAGATGCTAAAACAATCAAACGAAAACTACTCAATCCAACTGACGTATATTTGACTTCTGACCAATTAATTGAATTGGGTTTAGCAGACGAATTATTTGCATAAAGTTGTTGACTTTCATTCACTAACCCTATATAATTAAGTTTGTTATGTAGTAATACATAGCCGTCGAGATAAAGAGGAGATGAGAGAAAGCCCAGTTAAAGACCATAAATCTTTTACTGAACCTAATGGCTGACTTAACCGTCAACCTCGTAAGTTAGTGCTCCTAGCATAATCGGAAATTTGTTCCTTTGCTACTAGGTAATATTAACTTCTCTGTAATTTGAATGTTGTACATTGTCAAGGGTAATCCCGTTTGCATATTGTCCAGCTTTCCGCTTACCTTTTTATCGGAACGTTAACTTTTTGAATAGGCATGTAATGAACAATAAAATTTTGAGTCGTGGTCCAGAGATTGATACAGATAAATGTGTTGAACTGATTGGCGGTCGTTTTGACATGGTAATTGCCGCAAGTTTGCGAGCAAAAGAGATTCGTCGTAACAACAAAGAGAGTAATCGATTTGAACACACTCATCCTATTGTTACAGCACTTCTTGAGATCCAAGAAGGCAAAGTAGGTCGAGAAATTCTTGACAAACTGCGTAAGAAAAAGTAAAATAACTAAAAGGACACACATATGAATATCACACTACGTAAAGCAAACGCTATTCAAACAGCAATTACAGATACAATCAAAAGTATCAAAGTTGATCTTGTTGCAGAGTTCAACGAATTTCAAAGTCCATCAATTGAAATGCAAAAACTTAATGAAGAGTTTTTTGAAAACGACACACGTCGTAGCAATTTGCTAATGGCACAATTTAGTATCCGTGGCCTCGTTGGCGCGGCAAATGCCACTAGCGGTGTTGACGCAAAGTTGACACAGGCAGCTTACATTGATAAGCGAGTTGGTCAATTGGAAGCAATTGCATCTGCAACTGAGATGACAGATATGTCAATTATCACAGGTAAGTTGGATAAGATCCGCAACCGCAAGGAAGAAAGCCGTGCAAGTTTGTATGGTCGTGACGACTCAGTTAGCACAGGTATTTTGACCAAAGAACAGATCACTACAGCTAAGGCTATGATCCGTGATTTGAAAAATCAAAAGCAAAAACTCAATGATGAAATTCTTGAGTTGAACGTTCGCACTGACATTACATTGTCCGGCGAAGTTGAACAAATCCTGCGCACAGAAGGTATTGTTTGAAACAAAAGTACATAGACTTATACATGGACTGGGCATTGCGCTCAGCCCAGTTGAGTCATGCACGTAGACTACAAGTTGGTGCTGTGATTGTAAAAGATGATTCAGTTATCAGCTACGGTTACAATGGTATGCCAGCTGGCTGGGATAATGATTGCGAAGACAAACTATGGGACACGGGTGCAGGTGGGTGGCTAGATCCTGAAGAGTTCGACGCCAAGTATCCGTACGAAGCATGGCATGAAGAAGCTGGTCGGAATGTTCGATACGGATTAAAAACAAAGCCAGAGGTATTACATGCTGAGTCAAACGCTATTGCAAAGCTCGCCCGTGGGATTAACGGTGGCAACGGTGCTGATATATTCATTACTCACGCTCCTTGTTTGGATTGCGCCAAGTTGGTTTATCAGGCTGGGATTAAGCGTGTGTATTTTGGCACAGCTTATCGCAACAGTGCAGGAATTGATTTCTTAGAAAAATCAGGTGTAGAAGTTAAACAAATTAAAAAGGAAGATTGAAATGAAACCAGGTCCAAATTACAGAATGAGCTCTATGACAAAGATGTCATTGGCAACTATTGTTGATCCTCATGCTCGAGGCCAATGGCGTCGTGCTATGATTGATGCAGAACTTACTGCCGCAGTAGCACCAAAACGTGAGCCTCGCGATAATAAAGGTGGTCAGCGTCCAGGCGCAAATTACCAAACAAATCCAACAGGTACTGCCAGCACACAAGTGTAAATACAGAGACAGTAGAACCAGACGTGTAACGTCAGAAGGAGTGCAAGTCTACCTAGTTCAGGCGGAGAACATATAGTCTACTGTATCCGTCATAATTTTAAGGAAAGTAATGAACATAGATTTTTCAGGTCTTGAAAAACAAGGTTATGTAGTAATACCTAACTTTTTATCAGTTGAAGAAATTGATATGTTTATTACTGACAAAAATAGTGATTTAAAAAGTTTTCGTAAAAGCATTCCAAGAGTATCTAAAAATATTCTTGAAAAAATAGCACCTAAAATATTAAATGTTGCAAAACGAATTGCAGATAATACATCAATTAAAACCAATGTAATATCCCCTTGGTCAGCAGTGTATATGAATACGTTTGACTATGGAATATCGTGGCATCAAGATCAAGAGTCGTGGTATGTTGATCAGCATCATGAAAACTATTTGAACTTCTATATATCAATTATCAAACCTGATTCATGTTTATCAGGACTAAGTGTAATACCTTATGATGTTATTGACAATTATTTTCCTGAATACAAAGATAAATTTTTAGGAAAAGGTGCTAAAACATTTGAAACAGACAATGTTTCAACAAAAGTAGTTGACGACGACAATGGTGAAGAATACAGTTTGCCAATCAACATTGATAATTTTGCAGTGTCTCCTGAATTAAGTCAAGGTGATTTACTAATATTACGTGGTGATGTGATTCATAGAACACAAGATGTTTTAACCAATAGGTTATCTGTTACAATTAGATGCTTGGATGGAAATCATGTCGTCAACAAAAAGAAAATGCTAACTGGATGTAAAGAAAAAATTTCAACTATTACAAAAAATCCAGAATTTTATAGAACAATAGTAAATGCATATGGTGGTAAGGAAAACATAACTGTTTTTGAACTATATAAAAATTTAGAATAAACACACACACATAAAATTTAACATTAACAAGGTAAAAAGTAAAATGGTAACAGGAAAAGTAAAATGGTTTAACGATACCAAAGGTTTTGGTTTCATTACTCCGGACGATGGTGGAGCGGATTTGTTCGCACACTTTTCACAGATTAATTCAAGTGGCTTCAAAAGTCTACAAGAAGGACAGAGTGTAAAGTTTGAAGTCACACAGGGCATGAAAGGCCCTCAAGCTAGCAACATTGAAGTAGCTTAAAATGAAAGCGTACCAAATAATTGTATCAATTTTAATTGCGATATTTTTAGTGGTACACTTCATTTTTTAAAGAATTGTTGTAACAGCCTTAAAGTAAGGCATTCTGGACGCGGGTTCGACTCGCGAGTCGAACATAAATAATATTATGTTCTACACAGTCTATAAAACAACTAATCTTATTAACGGCAAGATTTATGTTGGGCTTCATGTAACTAGTAATCTGGAAGATGATTACTTGGGCAGTGGAGTTCAACTTAAATCAGCAGTTAAGAAATACGGCAAAGAAAACTTTAAGAGAGAATATATTAAGGTATGTAACTCTCCAGAAGAAATGTATGAGTTAGAAGCAGATATTGTAAATGAAGATTTTGTTAAAAGATCCGATACTTATAATATGAAAACAGGTGGTACTGGATCTTGGTATCATGTAAATTCTAACCCAGAACAAAAGCGTAGGACTAGTAGTATAGGCGGTGTAAAGACTTCCAGCAGAGATACTAATCCTTTTAAAGATCCAGAATGGCAAAAGAATTTTAATTCTATGAGTAATCCGGATATTGTAAAGTATATAGGTGCTAAAGCAAATACTCCAGAAGCTATCGAAAAAAAGAAAGCCACTTGGAAGGCTACTGGTCGAGGTAAGGGCAATAAAAATTCACAATTTGGAACCTGTTGGGTTACTCATAGTGAGTTAGGAAATAAGAAGATTAGTAAAACTGATCTTGACAAGTTTCTATCTTTAGGTTATACTAAAGGTAGAAAAATTATAGCTGTATGAAGTGAAGAGAAAAGTGTTCAAGACGGGGGTTCGAATCCCCCCACCTCCACCGGAGAGTATTAGATTAGTATTCTGCGGTGGGGGTGTACCGGTATTCGATTGGGCAAAGAGTAGATTAATGGACAGCTAGGTAGGCGATGACCTTAAATCAAGCAAAACTAGTAAATGCAAACGCAAATACAACCGAAGAAACTATGACTTTCACATGGGACTTACCAGTCGCAAATGAAAGCGCATACGCTTTAGCAGCCTAAGAAACTGCACTTCCGAGGCATCTATGCCTTGTTATCAAAAATAGTGAAAGGACCTTCGGGTCCTTTCTTTTTGATTATCTTGGATACACTAATACACTATCCTGTGTGCCAACAATTGGATCAACAATTAGTTTGCCAAACCCTAACATAGTTTCGTTAGAGTTAATAGCGATGTCTTTATTGTTGTTGCTATTGACTATGGCAAGATCAGTACTTTTCCCAATACTGTAAAATTGAGTAAGACTGGGCACTAGCAAACTGGCCCAACGTAGAGCTGTATCGCCTGCGTTAGAAGGCTGTTGTAGTTTAGGACTGTTGTTACTTTGTGCGGTGCCTTGCTGTAGAGCAATCACTGCGGCGACACGAGCAGTGGTATCACCTGATTTTGCAATTGCTTCTAATGCTTTATATCTTTCAATTTCTGCTAATGATTTTGAAACCTCAATGTTTTCTTGAGTTTTAGCATAAAGTTGATAGTTGCTGGTAGTTCCGCATCCGGCTAATGATAGAGCGACGATGGCTCCGCCGAGAATAGATTTTCTCATGGTAGTTTCCTTTTAGTTAAATTTGGAAACTACTTAGAACAGCTCTCTCCCAAATTTCTTTGGCAGTGTGAAGGCTTAACAGCGAACGAGTTGCTTTAAATATTCTCAAATGTATTTATAAAGCACGTTTTTATTGACGAACAACAAATATGTGTCGTCGTAAATGTTGGTTAAAAATGTAAATATATTACAGGACCAGGAGCGACAACGTGGATCCACTAACATTATTCGCCCTTGCCAACGGTGCCGTAAGCGCGGTTAAAGCAGGGTGTAAACTTTATAAAGATATAAAAGGTGCGGCTGGGGAGGTTAAAGACGTCCTCAAAGACCTTGACGATCAATTTAAGAAGCTTCATCCGCCTGAAAAACCTGCCACTGTAGAACAGCGTAACCAGTTCATCGAAGAAAAGAACAAGGTTAAAGAGCTAAACAAGAAGGCCAACGAAGGTCAGCACGATGGCATCTATCGTGAGATTGGTGAAAAACTAGGCGAGTACTATGACAACTTCTATAAATGCTTGGCTATTATGGAAGAGGAAGAGCGTCGTGCAGAAAATGAAGTTTACACGGGTGACGCTAGCTTAGGTAAACGTGCCTTACAACGTGTGTTAATGCGTAAGCAGTTAGAACAAATGAGTGTAGACTTACGTGAACTAATGGTATATCAAAGTCCTCCTGAACTGGGTGCATTGTATACTGAAGTTGAAGCAATGATGAAGCATATGGGAAAAACCCAACGTGTGCTGATTGCTAAACAAATGCGAGATAAAGACATTTCCCAAAAAAGAAAAAAACAACGTATTGAAAAGTTACGCATAGAAATTGCATTGGGTGTTGGCGGACTATTTTTTGCTGGATTCGTTGGGTTGTTTTTTGTACACATAATAAATGATAGAATTGCAAAGTATCCTCATCTAGGCAATGAGTGGATACCTAAGACTGAAGAACAGCGTCGACTAGAAGCCGCACCTAAAACTTGGACTGGACGTTAATATGAAATTACCTTGGAGCAATTTAGTTCAATATGGCTTAGGTATAGCTGTGATTATTATGATGGTAATTTGTGGTATTGTTTTATTAGCAGTAGTAGGTGTAGCTGTAGCATTTACTAAAATTTCTTTTTTAATCAAATAAACTTTCTATTATTAATATTTCCTATAAGCGTTATTGAAATAATTATAGCTAAAATCTATTAAAACGCTTGATTAATAGTGTAAATAAACGTATAATA